AGGGATGAGCAGTCCGAGCAATGCGACTTATGCTTATCCCGTTTACAGTGGCATGACCGACGCGAGCTTCACGACGGAGGGCGGAGGCTATTCGTTCTGCTACGCCTGCGGAACTACCACACAGAACTACACCTGGACGGGAGATTCAAATAACAGCGCCTATTCCGGATCGGTATTCGGGATTCAGGCACAACCGTCCGGCGTAATCAACCCGCTTCAAGCATTTGTGATACACCCATAAACATGAAGATCGCCAAACTCATTCTCGGATCTATCCTGCTCACGCTCTGGGTCGCCACGGGCTGGGCGCAGGCTCCGGCAAACGCTGTGCTAGTTGGGGCAGAGGGCATTACGATCCAATCGACCACTGGGACTGCGGTTGCGTTCAAGTTTGGCGCAGGACTGAAGATGAACACGGTGGCGAACCCCAAGTATCCTTTGGTGGTCAGTTGCGTGTCTGTGGCTCCCTGCGCGTTGCTGGGCGGCGATCCTGACCCCGGTGTGGCCAAGTCGATATACGCGCTTGAGCAGTCTGCGGCTTACACCGTGACGCTCTCGACCGGGGCGGTGATCCAAGTGCCTGCGCTGCCCGTGGTATCGACCACATACACCATCACCTGTACGACTGCGCCGCTGCCCGATCCGCTGCCCGCGACGACGACAGCGACGTGTACGATCACAGTGGTGGCGCCATGAAGATCAACGGCACTTCGATCCACGAGCTTGCGGTTGAGAGCGTAGCCACGCGGTACGGCATAGCTGCGGTAACGGTGCGCTGGTGGTATGACAAGGGCGATGCGGTGATGCAGGCTGAGGTAATGCTGGCGGAGATGGACTGGCGGGAGAAGGCGCATGCGTAGGCTGATTCAACTCGCAACACTGTTCACGCTGTTCACGCTGGCCCTCATGGTGGGGACGGCGTTCGGCTCTACGACTTGGTATATTCGCGCCGGGGGTGGGACCAGATACGATTCCGTGAACAACACGTCGGGCCAGTGCTCAGGCAAGGTGGACGCGGACTATCCGGGCACGGGCACGAACCAAGCGTGCGGCTTCAATGACTGGCGCTACCTCTATGACCTCGCGAACGGGACAGTTCCGCTGGCGTGGGTGATTGCAGGCGGCGACACTGTAGTCATCCGGGGATGCCACGCTCTTGCGACCCAAACCAATCCCTCAAATCCGAACTGTAGAACAGGTTGGGACGAGAATAACGGCAGTCCTGGGGATAACTTTTTCTGCTACGCCTATGGCAATACCGGCTGCTATGCTCCACCCATCCCCGCAGGCACCTCCGGCGCTCACACCAAGATACTGGGCGGCTGTGCTTACGGCACCTATACCTGCACGCCGATCAGCGGCACGTATCCCTACGGTGGCGGCACAACCAACGAGACTCAACTATTCGGCGGCTTTGGCTTGGCCTACACGTTGAATCTCCAGAATACTCAGTACGTCGATGTTGAAGGTTTGGAGATCACCTCGCACAATCAGACTGAGGCTTCGAGCTATACCGCGTATAGCGATGCGACAACGTACTCAATCGGGCAGGGAGTCAGTTCGGCCGGTGCGGTCTATGTCAGCCTGCAAAACTCTAACCTCTCCAACACCCCGTCTACCTCACCAACATGGTGGCAACTGGCTCCGAATTGCACACGCCACGGTTCGCCTGCAAACGAGATTGGCTGCTCGACCAGTCCGCCTGACGATTACGCTGGCTCGGGCATCCTCACCAACAATCAAACGGCCAACGTGAACCTGACTGATGTTTATGTGCATGGCTTTGCCGATCAGGGGATATTCGGTCCTATCGGGGCCCCGATTATCAACATGACGCGGACCTTCGTGGGGTTCAATGGATTCGCTGGCTGGAACTTCGACGATGCGAATACTTATAACGGAGCCATCTCCGCGTACTCGATTACCTCGAACGTCATTACCTTGACCTATACCGGAAGCACGGTGGATGCGGGGATGCTGATTGTGTTGAACGGGTTTGGAACGAGCACCTTCCTCAATGGGCAAGTGATTACTCTGACCTCCACCACTTCAACACAGATGGTCGGCAACTTCACCCACGCCAACGCCTCGGCTACCGAGAGTGGAACCTGGGCCAACAACTCGACCCCCAATGCGACAGGAGCATCGATCAACGCTCAGTACGTGACGATGAACTGGAACGGCTGCTACGAGCAGTATCCGCACGTCGATGCGATCCCGGCCCGCAAATGCTATGACGATCTCGCGGGCGGCTTTGGCGACTCGTGGAGTGGCCAGCAATCTACATTGAGTTCCTTTATCTGCAACTTCTGCGTGGACAACTACAACACCAAGGACTGCTTCATCGGCCCGCACACGTTCATCACCACGCTGGTGATCACCAATTCCGAATCCATCGGGTGCATGGGGCAAAGCTGGAAGTGGGGTGGCAGTCCGCTGGCACAAAGCTTGACGTTCCTGAACAACATGACCGTCAGCGGCAACTGGCGCATGAGCGCGGCCATCGCCGGGACGCCCTCTGGATACAACCAGTATTTGAGCGACTTCGGACGAGCCTCGGGTAACGTCGTGGCTTCTACGATTCCGCTCGGATCGTCCTGGATCATCGGCAATAACACCTGGATCACGAACGCATCGACAACTTTCGACATCGCGTGCCCCGGCTACTCGCCCTGCACCTCGACGGTGGTCGTCAACAACAATATCTTCCTCGGGTATCAGAACATCCCCACCCCCAGCGGGATTCCGGCGATCTTCTATATCGAGGATGCGTCAATCACGGTCAACTGCGCCAATAATATCTACTATGGCGTGCGCAACACGACTTGCAACTCTTCGTCTGGGATCATCACCAGCGATCCGCTAATGGTGAACGAGCCGTCGCAGGCGTCCACCGCGCAATCGACGCTGGACCTCTTCAACCCGGCTGTGGGCGGAAACAGCCTAGAGCCGGCCTCAGGAAGCCCTGCGGTTGGGGGCGGCGTGACGTACACGGGCCTCTTGCCCTACGACTACTTCAGGACGGCGACCACCACCCCTCCAGTCATAGGAGCGTCCAACTATGGTGCGCCGACCAGTCCTCAGGTCGTAATGAGCGGCAACGTCACGATGGGAGGAACACAGAAATGAGCGGGATCGTCGGCCCACCACCTAAAATGATTACCCTGCTCGGCAAGGAGTATTACGAGGCAGAGTCCATGAAGCAGCATTTGCGGGATCTTCGTGAGAAAATAGCACGTACTGAGATGGATCGGGATTACTGGAAATTACAGGCAGTTGGACCGCGATAGGGGAGAAAAGGTGGACGAGGACATGATCCAATTGCGGCTGGTTCAAGAAAGGCTTGTTGGGGAAATAGCGTCGCTCCACAAGGCCCGCGTAGAAGATCAAAGAATAACTCGAGCGAATCACGACCAAAATCGCACCAGTATCCACGATATAAACAAAGCCATGCAGACCATGACTGAAACTATCTGGCTGATTGGCGGCAAGATCGATGATTATCTTCTCGTGCAGAAGACGAAAGACGACGAGAAAGCTAAGGCATGGTGGAAGCAACCGCTAGGAACTGCCGTCATCGTTGCAGCCATCACAGTCGCCTGGACCGCAATTCAGCATGGGATGGGGTGGAGATAAATGGCTAACCCCACCATAGCCGTAGATTTCACCCTTCGGCTTGAGGATTCGACTCTCTCCGGCGTCATAACTGACATCCCCGGCGACCTCGGCGGCACGACTCGATTCGGCCTGACCGCCAAGTATCACCCTGAACTCGTTGCGGCCGGATTCTTCGACTCGACGATGAACACCCAGACAGCCCTCTCGATCGCGGAACAATCCTACGCCGAGTCCTACGCCAATCCGCTCCTAATCTCACAGATCAGCAACCAGGCGCTCGCCAACGCGCTCCTGAGTTTCGCTGTGAACGAAGAGGGCACAGGACGCCAAGGAGAGGCCGTAAAGCTGCTTCAGGAGGCTGCCGGCGCGGGTGCGGACGGCGTGATGGGGCCGGGAACCATCGCCGCAGTCAACGGATGCGATCCGGTGGCGCTCCTGAAGGGCTACTGCGGGCTCCAGCAGACGCATTATGAGGCGATAGTCGCAGCGAATCCAAGCCAGCAGAAATTCATCAAGGGTTGGACAAGCCGCGTCAGTCAGGTGGCCGCGCAACCTTCGAGTGGTACTATCTCCGTATGAGATTCTTCAGCGCGATCCTCAAATACTGGCGACGCTGGAACGAGGTCATTTAGTGAAAGTCAACTGGCCGCAATTCTTCGCGTATCTCTACGGGAATCGGTTGGCTATTGAAGGCGCTCTCCTCTTCGTCGTCACCTCAGGAGTAAAAACGGCTCCCATCCCCACCACCACCATGAAACTGTGGATGTATGATTGGCTGCATCAGCTTTTCAACATCACGAACACCCGGCTCACCACTACCCCAGTACCCACTCCTCCGGCAAACAAAGAGGCAGTGGCATCCGACCCAAAAGCACTCAAGTAGCACAAGGAGAAATCATGTCAACCGCCGCAGTAACGCCAGCCCCGACAGGATTCAAACGCTTCATCGACGCCATTGGCGGATTCTTCAAGAAAACCGCTCCAGTTCTGGAAGAGGCTGCGGTTGCCGCGGAGCCGCTGCTGGCACTGTCGCCAGTCGGTCCTGAGTACGACCTGGTTGTGAACGCCATTGTCGGCGTCCAGAAGACGGCCACGGCCTCACTGTCGACCGGCGCAACTCTGACCGCCGAACAGAAGATGGCACTCGTTGTGCAGGCCATCACGCCGGGAGTTACCACGGTCCTAGCGTCGAAGGGCATCACAGAATCGGCAACGGTGACGGCAGCCATCGCCCAGTTCGCCCAAAATGTCTACAACTTCCAAACCGGCCCCGTCGCGGTCACAACTCCCGCACCGGCGCCCGCTCCCGCAGGCTAGACCCCCATGCCAAACCTAGTCATCCGCTTCATAGACGAGCCAGATTGGGTCAGTCGTGCTATCACCTGGACGACTGATTCACTCTGGTGCCACACGGAGGCTCAGAACCGAGCCGGAACCGGCTGGACTGGGGCGCACTCGGGTACAGGTGTCGAGACGCGCGCATTGAACTGGGTCAAGCCATCTCGCGAACGACGTTATTTTCTTCCTGTCAGCGCCAAACAATTTGCCGCAGCCCACAACTTCCTTGAATCGCAACTCGGCCAGAAATACAACTATCGGGACATCCTCGGCCTGTTCTTCCACAAGCGCATCTGGTCGCCGCAGCGTGTCATCTGCTCACAACTGATGCTTGAGTTCATGCAGGCGGCAGGACTCCAGCCTTTGAATGTCTTGGCCGACTACGACGCCATGATTACGCCTGAGACGCTGCATTTGAGTCCACTGTTTATCGGGCGGACTAAAGTTCCTACTGAAAAACCCGACTAAGAAAAGGAGGTCGCGGAGAATCGCCAGAGCCCAGAAGCCCTCGCCAGTTGCGGGGGCTTTCTGTTGCAGTGTGATACTCTGCCTCTCGTCGATGGAGGAAGAGAAATGCCCTTAATCCCTGGTAAGAGTCCTGCGACCGTCTCGAAAAATATCTCTGAATTTCACAAAGGGCCGACTTTTGAGCACACCTCCGAAAAGTTCGGCAAGGACCGCGCCAACAAGCAGGCCGTCGCCGTCGCCCTCCACTCCGCAGGAAAGTCGAAGGACGACGACAAGGGCAAGCCTGAAGACCACAAGGCTGCGGTGGCCAAGATGAACCCCGAGCACGTCCACAAGCTCGTGCAGGACGCCCACGCAGGGAAATACGGCCCACAGGCCCAGCAAGTCGCTCAGAGCGCCACAGAGCCGCAGGCAGCGATGCCGCCGCAAGGGGATGGAGACGCCGATGACACTGGCTCCGCTCCGGCGGCGAGCGACCGTAGTTCAATGTTCTCCAGTGGCCCCGGTCCTGCGGCCCCTGCCGGCCCTCCACCCAACCGAGCGTCGATGTTTCAAGGGAGGTAACAATGGGACTTCAGGTCCAGGCATCTATCACGGGCGTCACGAGTGGGACTCCGGTCGCCATAACCGCCAAGACGTTTGCTCGATACGTCGAGATCGCGGAGGATGGCTCAGGGGCTGCGGCAGGACTCGTGGTGAAGTGGCCGAACGGAAACACTTCGACCTACACTCCAGGGATGCAACCAATCAAGATTGGTACGATCGATGGCTCAGGTCCGCTGGTCGGTGTTCCAGCGAACTATAACGGGATGGGTGGGTCGGCAACGCAGTATTGCACGGTCGAGTCGGTGGCGGCGACCACGGTAGTCCGCGTATCGGAGTGGAATTAGGATGAAATGGCCGTGGATCAGTCGTGGCCAGTACGAAGCTGTCCTCGCCGCCAAGGACGAGATTATCGTGGTCCTGAAGGCTGAGAACACTGCCCTCTCCGAGCGGCTGTCCACTCCCATTGCAGTCTCCGTGAGCCTTCCTGAAGGATTCGCTGTCCAGATGCCTGCCGTAGTCGCCCGACGCCCAAAGCGGCAGGACTCAGATGCTCCCAGTTCTGCTTCAGTGAAGGAGATCGACTGGGCCAATGTCAACGAGAATGACAATGAAGCGATGGCGCGCATCGCCGCTCAGGAGTTGGGCGGTCCTGTCGCACCCCACGTCCTCGCTCGAACTGTGGCACAGATCAGGCTCAACATTCGAACCGCCCGAGCCGACAAATTCCGCAGATCGCTACAAGAGGGAAGGGTCGGAACTCAGTCGCGTCCGCTAACCGAGGAAGAGGCCATCGCTCAGGGTCCGGAGTACGTACCCGCCGAAATACGGAAACTCGTCGATAGCGCGGAAAGAGGATAGATCATGGCAACCGCAGCGACTGTCCCACAGCCTCAATCCGAGTTGCAGGAGAAATTGAGTACCGAGACTGGCGCCAAGCCTGGACAGAGCCAAGATCCAACGATTGACGATCCACAACTCGTCACCGGCGAAGAAGCGGCTAAAAAGGCGAAACTCGACCAGAGCGTGCAAGACTCCCTGATTGAACTCCGCAAGACATTCAAGATGCGCTATCAGCCTAAGCGCATGAGATACGTGTCAGAGGTCATGCGGGCGTTCGAGGCGCTTCGTGGAAACACTTATGCGTTGCTCAACGATCAGTCTGCGGCGCTCGACACGATCAACCAACTGATGCAGGGCTTCTTGGGGCAAGGCAACGATCCGCAGCTCTACGCGCACAACGACAACATCTACCAAGCGTTCTGCATGATCTTCATCGCGGCCCTGATGGTCGATCTAGGGAAAGTTCGCTACCAGCCCGCCGACGCGCAGGACGATGCCGACCTTGAGATAGCGAAGAAAGCGTCGACGATTCAGGCGTACAACGAGCGCAAGAATGACATCACTTCGCTCCAGCAGCTTGAATTGCTCTATCTCTGGCTGGCTGGCAGTTACTTCACCTATGTTCGCTACGTGGTCGACAAGCGCCGTGCGGGAACATCGACGCAGGACCAGGTGCAGATGGTTCCAAAGAAGATCATGCCGGATGCGTTTATCTGCCCAAAATGCGGGACGGAGACTCCCGACAGCAAGACTCAACTCTTCTCGAACGTCGATAAATGCCCCAAATGTGGTGCAACGCTTTCGCAGGAGGACTGGTTTGAAGGCCCGACGATTCCCATGCCCACGGTAGTGGGGCAAGTTGACGTGGCCAACGGAATGACGGCCTTCGATGTGGTCTGCGGTCTGATGATCGACGCGAATCCTGATGCAATGAAGCTCGAAGACACGGAGATTCTCGATTACACGGTCGATGTCGCGGTGTCGAAGGTCAGGGCAGCCTATCCGGCGATGTACTCGCAGATCACTTCTGCGATGGGAGCGGACGCATCCTCCGACGGTGACATGGCGCAGGTAGCGCGCTCGGGAATGACGACGCCGGGATCGAACAATAAGCCCATCACGACGATGGGGTTGGTCACATACTCCCGCTGCTGGCTTACTGCGGAATCCTTCAACGAACTCGAAGATCAGGAAATCGCCAAGGAACTGACGAAGCGGTTTCCTGATGGCTGCAAGCTGGTGATGTGCGGTGAGGCGACATTCCTCGATGCGAAGCCGGAGTCTTTGATGGATCACTGGACGTGGTGCGGAACGATCAAAGGGTGCGGACTCTACCCCTTCGCCGCGGGCAAAGTCGTGATGGACATTCAAGAGCGCGTGACTGGGGCGGTGAACAAGATCGATGCCTACATGGATCGTGTCGCCTTCGGAACAATGCTGTACGACGCCGACTACATCGACGGCAACGCGATGGTAAACAAGGTTTTGACCCCAGGCAATATGACTGGCGTCAGCAGGACCGACGAAGAGAGCGGAATTCGCACACCCCTCGAAGATCTCTTCAAGCAGATGACCTTCCAGATCGACCCAGAGATTTACAAATATCCCGACTCACTCACAACTCGCGCCCAGTTTCTCGCCGGGGTAATGCCCCAAGTCTTCGGAGGTTCTGACGCGCATGTAGAGACGGCCGCGGGACAAGAGCAAGCCCTGAACACGGCCCTTGGACGGCTGAAGCAGTACATCAACCAGATGCGCTCTGAGAAGGCCAGCCGTGCCCGAATCTCCGTCAACTGCTCGATTGAGAATATGGACGAGGAAATCAAGATCGTCGAAGAGAACGAGACTGGAGACTCGTGGAACACGATCAGGATGCTGAAGGCGGAACTGACGGGCGACTTCTTCACCTCCCCCGAAACAGACGAAGGTTTCCCTGCAACCTTCATTGAGATCCAGCAACGCATGATGACGCTGTTGGCCGAGAACCAGAAGCTACCGTTTGTATCGGCGCTGCTTGCCGACCCCGATGTGGGCGCGGTCGTGGCGCACTACTTGCTGCCTGAGCAACTGGAACTGCCAGACGAGGCCCAGCGCGCGAAGCTGAAGACAATCCTCCACGCGCTCCTCGAAGACCCGAATGGTCCTCGCGTGGTGCCCAACCCGCAGAATCCCCAAGGGCCACCGATCACGCTTCCGTCGATCATGCCGGAGCCGAATGTCGATGATCCAAGTCTCTGCGTCATTCTTGCGAAGAAATGCCTGTTCAAGAACTGGCAGCAGAAAGAGACGAATCCAAAGGGCTACGGGAACGTACTGGCCTTCCTGACCGTCTCGTCGCAGATGATGAAGGAGCAGCAGGCGCAGAACGCGATCACGATGCAGCAGCAGACGGCTAAGGCTCAGGCGCCGCCGCGCGGACAGAGGCAGTTATGAGGGTATTTCTGTACTGCGTCCTGCGTGACCTCGCACTGTGGATTCGCGGCTATAGACAGGTCGGCGGCGGCGTGGACGGTGATTACATCTCTATCTACGCGAGGAAGCGATGAGCAAAGGCAAACTGATCGGCTTCATTCTTCGTCACGGCGAAACTGAACTCAATTTTTCCAACTGCTTCCGCGGCTGGAGCGCGGTTCCACTCGACGACAAGGGAATCCAGCAGGCCCACACTGCCGCCAAGTTCTTAGAGAAAGCCCCGCTGAAGCAGATTATTTCGTCTCCGTTGCCGCGCGCGAGGACTACCGCTGAGATTGCAGCCTCAAAGCATGGACTGTATGTGACGCAGGACGGAGGCTTACTTCCTTGGCACGTTGGGATGTTTTCAGGCATTGACAGGGACCAGAACAACCCAGCCCTGCGCCTGTTCGTTCACAGCCCCTACGTCGTCATTCCCGGCGGAGAGTCGCTGGAAGACTTCGAGCAGCGGCAATTTGCCTTCTGGAAAGAGGCTCTGACGAACGCGCAGGCGACAGGACTCACCCTGTTCGTAGCTCATACGAGCAATTGCGTGGCCCTGGTGAACTTCACTGAGGGTAATGAGAACATTGAGCCCGAGCTGGGCGACTCGGTGCAGCCGGGTGGCATTGAGGCAATTTACTGGGACGGAGCCAAGCACAGCGTAGAGCCGATCTTCGGAGGCGAGGAAGACGCGGTTTTCGGGGGATCGTGATAGAGTTGTCGTAGTATTCCTCGGGCTACCGATCTAAACCGGGGATAGTGTGGCCGAGCCGGATCGCTTGTTAGGCGGAGTCCACCAAAAGTTTGGGTAGCATTGGACCAAGAATCTCGGCTCCGCAAGGAGAAGGTGTCACCCCGAAAGGGAGAGGTTGCTGCCCAAAAGTTTGCTCGGTTCTCCAGTACCCTAAACGTCCGAGCGTAGTGAATCTGGAGACGACAGGAACTTACAGGGTGCAGTCGATAAAAAGCCCCTGTGACCTTGAGACAACCATAAAACAGAGCGCAGTGTCAGCAAGAACAACCCTCCAAGACATCGGAGGGCTTGCTGTTTTAGGGCTGCATGATACTCTCGCGTTCGACATGGACCCTGTTACCGCTACTCCCGCCGCCGCCCCCGCCGTAGCCGCTCCCGCAGCTACACCCGCCGCCACGTCCACACCAGCAGTGACCGCGCCTGCATCCACGAGTCCTGCCGCCGCTACGACTCCAGCAGCCACAACGCCTGCCGCTACCCCGGACGCTTCCACGCCGCTCTCTTCTGAGGACACTGTTGCGGCAATGGTCGCCGCCGCCGCCGGTAAGGGATTTGGAGTGGAAGAGAAGAAAACCGATCCCGAGATTCCTGCCGTCACCCAGCCGACCAGCGTCGACGAGAAGACACCGGAGGAGAAGGCAGCCGAAGCTGCCGCTGCTGCAAAGACTCCGCAGGACGAAGAGGAAAGTTACACTCTCGACGAAGACGGCTTTGTTGGTGCCAAAGACCTTGCTGCGAAGATTGAGGCAAATGCCGCTCTGAAGGCCGCTCTCCCCGAGGACATCCGCAACGAGATCATGGCGAACTCCCGGCTGGCCGAGTTTGGCGCGGCGATGCGTGAGCACTTTGCCTCGCCCGAAGAGGCCAAGATCATCTCCGAGAGCGCGCAGGAGTACGCCGGAGTCATCGAAGCCTTTCAGGGCGTCAACGCGGACGTGCAGAAGGGCACGACTGGCCTGGTGCAGAAGATCCTTGAAATGTCGGCTTTGCGTAACCCCGACGGGACTCCGATGAAGAATGACAAGGGTGAGTACCTGACTGACGGGACAGCCGGCAAGTTCTTCGACACGATTTTTGAACGGAAGTTTGCGGTAGCGATACTGCAAAAGGTGAAAGCGCTCGGCGACGAGAATGTGCAAGCAGCTCTGGATTTGGTCATGGAGAGCGTAGGATTGCGGCCCTCCACCGCGGATAAAGACCAGATTACGGACCCTGTTTTACAGGCTCGGAAAACCGAACTCGACGCGCAGGAGGCCAGAATCCGGGCTGATCGCGCTGAAGCAACAAAGGCAACATGGGACACATACGACGAGGCCGTAAAAGGAGACTTGGCCGATGTCGCAACGAAGGGCATAGAGAGTGTGCTCACCGCTGCGACGGCGTTGGATGCGTTCACTCGCGGTGCAGTGGAAAAGGAACTCGAATCGGCTCTCAAAGCGGCTATCACAACGAATACGGCGTACTGGATGGACCGCAAGAAGATCGAAGCGATGGGACCAACCGCTGAACGGCGCCAGAAAGAAATTGCTCTGGCGAAACGATTCCTACGTGACAACCTTGGCAGGATCAGCAGACCGATCATGGAGAAGGCTGGAATCGTCGTGAGTAAGAAGGCCGGGGAGCGCGCAGCAGCACAGGCCGCACGGACAGAGAGTGTCCGCAGCGAGATCAACGGTGGAGCACCCACCCCTATTGCGCCAGCAGGAGGAGCCAACGCCACGCAGCAGCGTGAAGCGATTGCGGCCCAACTGAAGGCACAGACAGGGAAAGACCCAGACGAGTCCGACATCAGTATTGCGATAATGATGGCTGCCGCTCGGTCTAAAGGGTACGCCGCATAGATCCCGCAATGCGTGTTTAGAGCGAAGAACTAACGGGTGGCGCAGGACATAGAGGAGATTCATCATGGCAGCTCTCCAAGCGAGCGCAGGAGCCGCAGCAGTAATGATTGAGGGCGTTTGGAACCAGCCCCAGTTGACGGTCGAGAAGGATTCCGTCCTGGACGGCCTGATCTCTTCGTCCGGTAAAGCAACCAAGGTTTCTGAGCACACTTACCGTGTGACGTTCCAGGATGCACTTCCCGGCGTCGTGTCGGCAATCGCTCTGGACGCCTCAACCAACTTCCCAACCCCCGGCTCTCCGGACTGGCAGGAAGGCTTCATGCAGCCCTTGGCATGGTGCGTTCCGGTTGGCTGGACCGAACTGGCGAAGCTGACCACTTCGAGTTCCACCCTGGCGGTCGCGCAGGTTGTCGAAACCTCGATGCGCAACACTGTTGAGCGCCTCAAGATGGTCCGCGACGAGACTCTGTGCTCAGGCGACGGCACCGGCTACATGGCGACCATCAGCGCAGTGACGCTGGGCGCGGCAGGAACCTACACACTCTCCGCGGCTGACTTCGGAGCACGGCTGATTGCCAAGGGTCAGAACATCGACATCTACAACGGCCTGACCTACGTCAACACTTCCAACGTGACCGCTGTTCAGGATCAGATTGGCGGAGCGCAGATCGTTACCGTGGACACAGCCTTCGGCGCAGCCAACAACACGATCCGCTTCGGCGGTCTTGTCTCAGGCGCTCCGCAGTTCGTCTACGGGATGCCGTACTGGAACAACAACAGTCAGACAGGACTCACCATCGGTATTGACCGCTCCCAGGCTGCGAACAACTTCATCCTGTCGAACGGCGTAGCGGCCGGAGGTTCCTCGCTGACTCCCCCACTGTTCCGTCTTGGACTCGACCAGATCAAGCACGCCATCGGCACGATGGCTGTGAAGTCGGGCAAGTTCAAGATGCACATGGCCCCCGGCCAGCAGGCCCAGTACGAACAGTCCGGACTGTCGATGACGAACTTCTGGCGCAACAATGGCGACGTGGGCGCAGGCTTCGACCTGTTGACCACCGGCGACATGAAAGTGTCCGGCAACCCCTTCATCGAGAACATCCACGCCAACATCTCCCGCGTCGACTTCCTCTACCTCGACACCTGGAACAAGATCAAATGGGGCGATGCTCCCTTCTGGTTCAGCGACCAGGGACGGACCATCTTCCAACAGGTCGGAACCAACGGGCAGATCACAGCAGTGGCCAGTTCGTTTATGGTTGATACGGTCCAGTACTTTTGTGCAAACCCTAAGACCCAGTCGTACATCTCAGGCCTTCCTGAACCAACCGGCTACTAGATCAACGACTTGAGCGGCAGGACTCGAAATAGTCCTGTCGCCTTACCAAAGTTTCCCGCGCTGGTCGCGGATCACGATTTGAGGAGAAATCCAATGCGGAATATGAAGTCGGTAATCGGTGTTCTCATCTTCGGGCTGGCAACGATGGCCATTGCTCCCATCGCTCAAGCGCAAGTCCCTGGCGGAAGGCTGGGGGGTTACGACGCACAGCAGAACCTCTACCTTCCAGGGACTACGGCGGAGTTTATGAACGTGAACGCGTGGAGCTTTCCGGGGTGCTTTGCTCCGGGCTCAACGGTCACGCTCACGCTTGCGTCTCCTGGCATAGTCAATGTCCCAAATACCTGCATCGCCGGTCAAGAGGTGTTCTTCAACACCACTGGGGCGCTGCCGACAGGACTCACCGCAGGAACCACGTACTATGTGATCGCTACCGGGCTGACGGCTGGAGTGTTTGAGGTGTCCACATCGGCCGGCGGCTCTGCCAGCAACTTTACAGGCACGCAGAGTGGCATCCAGACGGCCTCCTCGGGCTTCTCGAACGGCACCACCTCCTACGTTGCCGCCATCACCACAGCACCGCTGCCGCCCTACACCACAGTTCCCGTTCATTGTTCGCTGACCTGGCAAACCAGTAACACGTCAGGAACGATCAAGATCGGGCTGAACACCAGCAATGCCACGTCGAGCGCCATCGTCACCAGCACCATGCACTACGGCTCTGGCGGCGCAACCTTGGCGGACGTGTATACGCTGATCGGCGCTGGATCGTCTTTTGCAACCCCAACGGACATCACTGCTGCGACGACCGCAACCACGGCCAATACCAGCTATAGGGCTGATGTGGACTTCCTCGTCACTTCGACCACATTACCCACGACAGTCAGCATCAACGCTCTGTCGAGCAGCGCCAGCTACACCATCTACCTGATGCCGGGGAGCCGGTGTATCGCGGGTTACTAAAGCCTTTGCCTTTTCCACACGGCAGGATTCCTTCAAGGCAACGGGAGTCCTGCCGTCTTTTTGCTGTCTGGTAGGCTTATACGTATGCCCGAGCACAACGAGCTTGACGGTTACAGCGGTCCCGCACTGAAGGAAGCGAACTCCTACCTCCGTCAGCGGCATGGCGACAGCTACATGGGCTTCCAGAACTACCGCGTGGTGTTCTCTGATTTCGTCACCGAGCTTTCCGCAGGAGACTGGGCAGACTGGGATGAGAACCTTCCAGTAGAGATACGCGGTCGCATCGTGGCTGGAGAGACAGGACACGAACTGGTGGGCGAGTCCTGCGCCGAGCGGCATGTGATCGAGATGCGCAGGATCCCGAAATACTGTGAATTCATCGAGACGCCGGGTTTCATCCTTGAAAAGTGGGTAGGGCCAGCGTTCTTCGGGAGTCCTGCCGAGTGGAACTCGAAAGTGGTTGAAGGCACGACCCTCCCGATGCTTGGGCCATATCCCTACCGCGGGGCTTATGTGTCCTGCCTGCCTCCAGGGATCACACCCTATCCAGAAGCGCCGACGGGCCCTTACCTCGACAGGATCATCGAGCAGTGGGAACTGATGCGCGACGAGATGCTGGCGTACTCGACCGGAGCGTATGTGCGCAAGCGGCAGTACGAGGCGGAGAACCGCGACAAATTGCGCAGCGAGAAGTGGAACCGGGAGACACGGGACGCCAATATGACTGCCTTGCGTCCTTTCTTTTCAACCTATCTGGAGGGTGGTCAGGCTCGCCAGCTTGCCGCCGAACATGCGGGAATCTCCAGCAACTACGGCAACTAACAACAGGACGCAACAACCAGGAGGAATACGAACATGGCAATTGAGAAATTGACATACGGACCGGCGCTTGCAGACACACCGGCAGAGGTTACGGCGGAGCGAGCCGCAGCGATCAGCAGCCTGCCCGAAGGCAGAGCGACTGGAGGCGTCTCGGAGCGCGTTACCTTTGGGACACGCGAGATCGAGATTGGCGCGATCAACCACAAGGCTCTGGGGCGTCCTACGGACCCTCAGTTCGAGCGTAACCGGGCATCGGTGCAGTCTCGGCTCAACCAGGTCGGAGTGGCGTGGGCGACTGTGGTGAGCTTCCTGCCCATCGTCCTTCACACCGATTCCTTGTTGATCCCGTCGCGTGCATCAAACGGCAAGATTGGCCCTCCCAAGGACGCCGAGGACTACTCCGTCTACATCTTCAAGGACGCCTTCATTGAACCGGGCAGACGTGGCGCCGACTCTCCGCTGCTGGCAACCGACTGGCACCCAATCCAGATGGCGAACGAGTTTCCAAAGCTCTATCCGCAGGGCGTGTTCTCCTTCCGCGGCATCCCAGCCGATCTTAGCGATGCGAAGTGGCTGAACACGATGAGTACGGAGGAACAGCATTTTGGGCAGACCTATGGGCAAGTCTTTGATTCCTGTCGCAAAGCCGCTGTCGCATGGATGCACGAGCACTTGCGCTACGGTAACGAGCGTGATCGGCAGAAACAGGAGCCAACGCTTCCTCAGAAGGCCAGCGCGCGACGTCTGCTTCATCTGGGCTTCATCAAAGAGATGCCGAAGTGGGTCGAGCAGCAGCGCGACACCGGCGTGAAGATCCCCGTCTGCCCGAAGTGTCAGAAGCCGTGCGAACCGGGGGCCGCGTCCTGCACGAATATGGGATGCACCTACGTCATCGACCCACGTAAGGCTTATGAGATCAACGCAATCGGCGAAGATGATCTCTGCTTGGAGCGTTTGACCCGCGCCACCGTGAAAGAGATGGGCATCTCAGATTACGTCGCTGAGACGATCGACGAGAAGGCAGCGCGGCAGTCATTAGGGATGCCTCATCCTCTCAGCGTTGCTGCGATGCGCCTGAAAGAGTCTGAGGACGCCTATCAGGACAGCCGGCAAGCGCAGCACGCTGCGGATGTGGGCGAGGCTGTGGCGAAGTCTGTCAAAGCACCAAAGCCGGCAGCGGCGTAGAAAAGAGGCAGGACAATGGCAATCCTCACTGTGGGGCAAATAGTCGCGCGAGTCGGTTGGTTGCTCGACGATCCGGGGAACCGACGCTTCTCAAGCGACTACATCATGCCGGGGATTGACCAGGAAAACGAGTCGCTTGAGATCACTCTCGAGCGGCTCGGAGTCCAACAGCAGGAACAGATCGCGCTCATTGCCCTCCCTGCTGCACCCCCGCCGCTCACCGATGGTTCCAACCCGCCCGTCGATCTGGCTCCGTACTTTGCTGCCGGTCAGCCGCTTGAATGGTTCCTGCGGCCGAAGCGCCTCGATTGGAAGGTGACAGGACAGCCGGACACCAGCTACTCCCAGGCGAACGCAGTGAACGAGCTTGCCGACGTGCAGATAGGGAACCTTGGGGTGCAGGAGTATCGCTGGGCTCAAGGTTCGATCCAACTGACGCCTAGCTACACGCCGGTCACGATACGTCTTTACTTCTACGCTCTCTCCACCGACATCTACGACAATGCTCAGTCGGTCATGCGTGGGATCGGGTTTATCCTTGCGCTTCAGGTGGCAGCCGTCATCGCAGCCAGCAACAACAATATGGGCAAGGCGCAGGCTAAGATCGAAAAGAGTCTTGCGCGGGACAAGCAGAATTTGTGCAACCTTCTAGTGATGCAGGCGCAGGCTCAGAACATCTTCCCGCGAGGCACGAAGCGAGGACAAGGCGTAAGTATCTCGGCCGGAGGGACCCCGTACATCTGAGGCGGGATGATACTCTGCCTTTCGTCGGGGAAGTGTACAGCCCGCAAAGGAGATTCATCATGTCGCTCGCTCTTACCACTCAGGCAGTTCATCATCGGCTTCGCACGAAGCAGCTCTACATCGCGGCGCAGGCTTCGGGAAGCTACATCCCCGGCGGCGACCTGTTGAATCTCGGCGCCATCACTCAGGCCATAAACCAAGCGGACGCGGCCATTGGCTATCCGGGCAATATCACGGATTACTACGTGGTTTCCGGACCTCCAGGGTTCTCTGCCAGTCTGGTGAAGGGAAGCACGCTGTCGACGTGGGGATTGCAGATTTTTCAGAACGCCAACGAAGCGCCTCTCGGGACACCGATCACGCTAGGAACGCTCTCCGGTGCCGCAACCCAGTCCGTCTTTACGGTCAACGGCGTGGCGACGGTCAGCACGACAACCCCTCCTCCGCTGAATAGTTTCGTCCTGTTGACCAATGGCGCGACGAACTTTGGCATCTTCCTCAACGGCGTCATCGTTCAGGTCACGGCGGTTGTGGCTGGAACATCCTTCAGCTTCAACATGGGCGCATCCAAGACGCTGCATTACGCGGTTGGAACCGACACTCTGAAGTGGCAGCAACTCTTCGGCGGCAACGCGAACAATCCTGTCACACTCGGCACGGCGTCAGGACAATCCATCGCCGTGTCTGCCGTCGCCGTCGCCTCGAACGTTCTGACAATCACATGCACCAACACCGGAACGAGCATCGTCCCAGGCAACTTCATCGTCCTGCAAGGTCTAGCAGCCGGCGAAGTCCCGCAAGGTGCGGTCGTTCAGGTGTTGACGGCCAGTACCACCTCGATCACAGCCAACCTGATTGCGCCGAATCTTTCGGCAACCTCGGGTGAAACCGCGACGGCCACCGTCCTCGTCACAAACGGCAACGCTCCTATCCAGGCTACACAGGACTCATTCTCGATCAACGGCTCGACGGTGGCGGCTACCGCTGCCTCTGCGACGGCGGCTGGCGCGATCACGGTCCTGCCGGTGAACCAAACCCTCACCCCCGGAAGCATCGGCGTGATCCAGGGCTTGACTCATGGCTCGGCGCTGAACGGGTTGCTCACAGCCGTGCTCTCGACAGGACTCACCGCGACCAACGTTGAGATGAACGGCTACATCATCACCGGCGTCACAACCGGGACGGGCGACCTCGGCGCTTTGGGGCTGCTGTCCACTGGACTGTCGGTCGATGCGACCACGGGCGAACTCACTGCGTCTGCCTATCCTGCGGCTGCTCTGGCTGCTCCGTTCGTTATCCTCGTCGAAGGTCCAAAGCTGCAAATGTAATCCTGCGGCGGGGAGTGATGATGTTGGCCTGATACTCTAGCCCCCGGCAGGACTGGGGGTGTGCGATAAATTTTGAAGGGGCCAAACCGATCATCATTCCCCGGTACGGATCGTCCTGCCAATGGGACGATAGTGTGAATCTTCCCCTCGGTCTGGCGACCGTCTCGCAAAATCAGCGGTACACGGCGCAATCTACTGCAACGCGCTATGGCCACTCCACGCAATTGATCTTCGGCCTGAATAACTCTCTGACCGGAGGTGGGCTACTGCGCTACCTTGCGGCCCAGCCGGGAACGCTGAATCTGCAAGCGGTCGAAACGATCCTACTGTTCGTTTATGGCTTCGTGGACGGGAATATCTACTGTTGCCCGCCGTTTCTTCAGGCAAGCAATCTCACCCTCACCGACGCAGCGTTCTTCCTGAACACAGGATTCACGGCCTTTACAGGACTCAATCCTACCTTTAGACAAGCGTTCAATCAGATGTTTGTGGCGCTGACCGACCTATTGCTCCCGACCCAGCCACCTCTGGTTTACAACTCTTCAGACGGGATTCTGTATCCTGCCTCAGACCTTCCTTTTGGCGCACCGTGGAATCCTGGAACCTACTACCGTGTTGGCCAAGTCGTCTCGCCTTCGCAGTTCCAGACCTTTGGGCAGACGGACGGACAGGGCGCGTGGGTGGAGATTCAGACTGGGTATCTCTACCAATGCACCACGGCGGGCACGAGCGGCAATGCCTCCAGCCAACCCTCATGGCCGACAAGCTACAACGGGACCGTGGTCGACAACACGGTGCATTGGAAGGAATGCACGCCCATCTTCATCTCAGGACTGCCCGACGCGCCGGCGGTGATTACTCCGACGACGGCGCCCGATTCGGGATCTCCGATCATCGCGGGAGCGACGGTCTATCTGGCTGCGACGTTGCTCAATACAGTTGGAGAGGGCATCAACGATCTCGTCAACGTGCAGGGGACGCTCAATCCGCTCACGACTTTGAAGTGGGTAAACACTACTGGAGGGGCGGTCGACCTCAGCGTGGTCATGCCTGCGATTCCAGCGTATCTCCAGACCTCGGGATCGCTGGGCGCAACCTACGGCGCGACTCATCTGAACCTCTACGCCTTCATCGATCAAACCTCGACCGCAGACCCATCTCAGATCATCGATCCAAGTTACTACGCTCTCGTGAATGGCTCTCCAGTCCTGCCCAGCGCCTCTGTCACCATCTCGGCCTTTCCGACTGGGGCGGAACTATCAGCCGTATCGACCGCAGCGACCACGGCCACGATTGGCAACGTCGATACTGGCGTGCGCTACCTCACGACCTTCTTCCAGATGAACACGCAGTACCAGACAGGATTCTCAAACTCGGCCGCGCAGAGCGTCAACGTCACCCAGTCAGGCTGGCCGATCCAGTGCCTCCGTCTTCCAATCGGCCCGTACAACTGCCAAGCGCGCGTCGTAGCAGCTACGGTGAGCGGGGCGAGTGCGGCAGGACCGTTTACCTACATCTCGCAGGCTGACACAGAAAGCCCCGGCTTCAATCAGGCCAACGTCGCCATCACCGCAACGCTGGTCGAAGACAACACCAGCACGACGGCCTTGTTCAACTTCACCGACACCTACCTCCCTGGCGCGACCGACGTAACCAACTACTTCGACAAGATTCAACTTCCTCCCGTGGTCGACATCTACTTTGCGAAAAGTCTTCAGCGAGTGGTCTACACCGGCGCGGTGGGCTATCAGAGCGGCCATTTGTTCTCCGACATTCAAGACCCCGAGACGGTGCGCATCCCCGGTGGAAACTTCCAAGTCTCAGAGAATGACGGCGACAGGACCATATGCTATCGAGAGATTCGCGGCATCGGGTACTCGTTCAAGGAGAACTCAGGATTCGTAGTTGAGCAGAATGGAGGTGATCCGTCTACGTGGGCGCCGCGGCAAGTGTGGGGCGGCAACGGTCCAGTAGGAGCATCAGCTATCGACATTGCGGGACAGGACGATTCAGAGTTCGCAATGTGGGCGCATCGCAGCGGGGTCTATATGTTCACCGGCAACGCTCCCACGCTCATCAGCCGGGAGCAGCAGGATACATGGGAGACGATCAACTGGGACTACGGCCACCTCATCAAACTGCGGATCGATCACGTTCGCCGGTTGGTTCACATCCTGTGTCCGATCAACGGCTCGACGACAAACAACTGCCGCTTGGTCCTAAATTACTACTTTGGGACTGGCGATCCTGTTGTCTTCGTGGTGCGGCGCGGGATACTGGTTCCGAACGTCGAAGGACGGAAGTGGTCACAAGACCCTCTGAACTTCAACGATGCCGTCTACGTCCCACAGAAGTCGAAGAACGCAGTTCAACTGACTGGTGTGAACGTCGAGAACCAAATGCTTTTCTTCGCGGCGGATGGCTCGATCAAGAACGTGGTCGACGGGCAATACTACGACGAGGACTACTACGGGAACCAAGTGGGGTACTTCTCGAACTGGATTGGCGTGCTCAGTGAGAGTCCTGCGATGACCCACGACAAGTTGGTTGGCGCGCGGATGTGGTGTACCGGCAACGGGCTCTGCGGTGTGACAGCCTACGACGATCAAGACACGGCTTACGTTCTGACGCTGGCGCTGTCGCCATACATTCTGACTCCGGGGCGCAGGACGCGAATGAGCATCCCTATGTCGATTCAGGGAGTCTTCTCTACGCGCTGGGCTGTGGGCATGGATAATGGAGGGGTGGCCGGAGCGTGGTGGGAAGTCTTCAAGAGCGATCTGATGGTAATCCCGACATGGCCGGGATGGCCGGGGTAGCACTATCAGTGTTTTTGTGTTAGAGTCCTGTTGTGTCCCGTTCCAATGTAGAGCGGGTGGTGGAGGCGAAGCCGCGAGGTTAGCCCCGAAAGTACGCACGGTATGAAGTGGATCAGAGAACGCTTCGGACAGCAGTTCGACTCTGCTCAGGTCCACCGCAGCACTAGACTACGTGACCGAGATGAGAACCCGAATCCCTCTCAGGATAGTAGGTAGCTTTCGGTTGGGTTGACGCATCCGGTGAGAGAAACGGTGGTTGCTAGTGTTGCGGTGGGCCTGTCATGGTTTCGACGGGGGTTTGAAGGTTCATGGACTGTGCCGGGACTGGTGCTCACCGTAACGAGAGCTAAACCATAGGTGCCGAAGACAACTTCGCACTGCCTGTTGCGGCCTAAAAACCAAAACAGCGAGGTTAGGCCGCTTTCCTTGTCAAAGAATAAGCGGCATAAAATGCCATGTGATTCAATAGAGTCGTGGCAAACATCTCACAGCAGAAGATCGACTCGGCCGTTCAAGGGAACTCCGCCAGCCTGCGGGAAGTCCTGAATCAAATCTCTCAAGCGACCGTAGAGACACAGACGGTGACAGGCACTCTGGCGTCTTCGACGACGCCGAACTCCAGCGCCCCCGTCCCTCCACAAGCCACAGGAACGGTAAGCCTGCTCGAAAAGAGCTACATCCTCCAGATCGTCAACCCAGGAGCCACGTCGCCCATCAGTTCCATCCAAGCGGCAGCAGCAGGACAAGCAGCCACAGCGACAACCAACCTCCAAGCCGTCAAATCGATCTATCACCAGATCAGGGCTTCGACGAGTCCTGCGTTCAACGTCAACTCCAACACGCAGACCTTCGGCGGCGACACTGGATCGTCGCAAACTTACTGGACGCTGACAGGACTCGGGACGGGACGCTGGTACTTCCAATTCCGCTCAACCTACGATGGTGTGAACTTCAACACTTGGAAGAACATCAATCAAGGGACCTCGATTTCAGAGATTACCGTCGAAGCTGAAGCAAACGCGGTGTGGGCCGTCTTCACGCTGCCGGGAGACGAGACTATCGGGGTGGGGCAGGGATTCGGCGCAGACGGCGATGTAATTGGCCTTCCACAGAACAACCTCTACACCTCTGCGATGTTCTCTCTGGTGACGCCCAATGGATTCAATACCGAGCCTCCTCAGGTGACGAACATTGCGACCAGCGAGATCGTCTTGCAGGAGCCGACAGGACCATTGGTGGCGACTGGGGTGCTGGATTACCCAGCGCTCATCAGCATGAAGTATGGCGACCGAAACTTTCCCCAGAGTTTATACAGCGGAAACGCGAACTTCTTTGGGATCGCCTTCGACCCCACTGGAGACAACACCACCGTATACGACAGTTCGGACGGCATATCGTCATGGGTGGTCATCACCCTGCCGGGAGGAGCGAAAATCGCTTTCGGCTCGGGGCAAACTCCGGATGGGGATGACATCTACGTTCCCACGCAAACTCCTTGGATCACAGCGTCGAACCTGCTCATCATCCCCACGATTCAAGGCGGTGGAGGCAGTGGTAATGGCGCGCATGGGGTCAAGTATTGCTACCTGACAGGACTCACAATGTCTGCCGAGTACGACGATTTCAGCGCGGGGAGCGATACCTGGGCTGGTGTGGGGAACTGGCTGGCTGTTGCGTGGACGCCTGGACTCATCACGGAGACGGTGACGAATGGCGAGTTCCTGATTATCAATCTTGCGGACGGAAACAAGATCGCGTTCGGAGCTGGGGCGGTAGCGGCATCCGGCTCCAGTTTCGGATTGCCCGCAGGATTCAACTCAAATCAGATGTGCGCCATTGCGAGTCCGAACAGTCAGGTGGGCAGCGGAAGCAATGTGATGCACTGCGTAGCCAACTGCAACATATCGGGAACTACCTGCACGCTGATCTACATTGACGGCTCAGGAAATAGCTGGAGTGGCGCCGTCAACTGGTTTGCGTTCTGCTGGGTCAATGGATAGAGTATGAGCATCCCCGCCACAATCGCGATCAACCCTACACAAGTGGTCATGGTCGGCCTCGGGTCGCAGACCTTCACGGCTACCCTATCCGGCATATCTGGCTCTGTCGTTTGGTCTGTCGATGGGGTAGTCGGAGGCAACTCCACAGTGGGAACCATCGTCGCGGGAGTCTACACCGCTCCAGCCCAGACGGGTCTGCATGTTGCGACTGCCACGGTTACATCTGGACCTACCACGGTGTTCGCCAGCGCCTCAGTGAATGTCCAGGCTTATTCTCCTGCAATCATCAACACGCTCACCTTTGGGACGCACCTTACTGGAACCTCCTTCAACGGGACCGCCCCGGTTACGATCGCCACAGATGCGACCAGCGCCGACACAGCCTCCACCATCATCGCGCGAGACGCAAGCGGCAACTACAGCGCTGGAATGGCTACATTAGGGGCAGTCTTCCTTTCAACGTTACCGCCCATCTACGTGAACAATGCCGCGGCGATTGCTGGTGGACTGCTTGCCGGCGCAATCTATCGCAGCGGATCTGATCCCGACGTTCTTGCGATAGTACATTGATTCGTGGGGTAAAACTAATGGATGCAAATTTTTGGAAAGATTACCGACGTACCACTGGGGACTTGACGTGGCGGCTCGCCCTTCCAGAAGACCAGCCAGCCATCGACAGGATCAAAGAAGCATCTGAGCGGTTACTGGACGAGAAGCAGAAGAGTCCTGCCCTGTTCGAGCGCCCCGTATTGCTCGCTTTGGTGGCTGAGGACGATACCGGGCAGGTAGTAGATGCGTTATACCTCGAAGCTCAGGTCGAGGTGGTGAAGATCGGCTGCTCGTCGACAGCCTTGGTGGAGACGGCGGGACTTGAATCCGACCTCTACACATGGCTGCGCGGGATGGGGTTCAAGACGGCGACCATCAGGACTCGAAAGAGCCTGAAAGAGAAGATGGCATACGTTCTCGAATACCTCGGATTCGAGTGTGAAGACGACACGTTCTCCCGCTGGACCCGCGACTTATAAATCTAGGGGTTGCGTGATACTCTGCCTCTCGTGATGGGAGTCCTATGAGTAACGCAGCCGGGAACCAAGCGCAGGTAGCCAATGCAGCCGCGTCTACAGACGCCAGCAATGCCGCCAGTTCTTTCGGTGCAGCGTCGGGTGACATTGGCACCTACCTCTCGAACGTCAATTCGACTCTGGCAGCGGGAAATCCGTTTGAGTCGAAGGACTACCTCACTCAGCAAAACCTCGAAACCTCCGGCGCGATGAATTCTGCCAACACTGCGGAGAGGCAGCAGTTGGGGAGCACGGTCGCCAAGACGGGGACCAACACCGCAGCTCTGGCCAATACGGTTGCATCGAGCGCGCGTCAAGGTCAGCGTGATCTGACCTCGTACAACGCAGGACGCGACACTTCCAACGAGAATACGTGGCTTCAGCAGCAGGACAAACTGCTTGGCGATGAGGCGACAGGATCAAGCCAAGAGGCAGGACTTTACGGCACGTCTCTGAGTGGGCAAGACAGCACCCTCGGTACCGCGCAGAGCGGAGCGAACACTGAGACCGATCAGAACGATGAAATGATCGACACGGGGATCAAAGTAGCTGGGTCTAATAGTTAGGGAGCTGTCGGCATGGCGGGAGTGTTCAGCAACGCGCCGGATGAAGACGATGATGAGAGTCCCGGCATGCGGCTGGCCGGCTCCTTGACTGGAGACGACGACGAAGGCGCGCCCGACGAGAATCCTGCTCCCGCGCAGCCACAGGGCACAGTAGACAGTTCCGCTCAGTCCTATCTGACTCCTGCCGAAGCAGACGAAGGCACGGGGGAATTTTCAGGAGCATCCGCGCCGGATGGAAACGACACGCCTGTATCCGCCGACACCAAGGCGTACATGACGCCCGTCGCGGCTCCCACGCTTGCCGCACCCAAAGCGTATGCCGATCACTCTGCGGACACGGCAGCAATGACCGCACAGAAGACGGCTGAATCCCAGCAGGATGTAAAGCCGAGTGGATGGCGGAAGGCAGGCGCAATCCTTGCTGGCATTGGAACTCTCAATGTCCGCAGGGGAATACAGACAGCGGAAGACGTGATGAATCAACCCCGCGTCAATGCCCAGAGACAGTGGGCAACACAGGAAGCGCCGATCCAAGCCCGACTATCCGCTGACGCAGCGACAGACGCGGCAACTCGTAACGCCAACGTCAACACAGAGCAGGCGAACCGGCTGGCCGAGACGAACTACTCGAATCAGATTCGAGGGCAGCAGGACGCGGCCAGAGCGGAAAATTACAAGGCTCAGGCCGATGCACGTAATAATGCGATTACGTCGTTTACTCCTGATGATCCTGCGAACCCCTACGCTGGCGGGACTGGGACGACAGCCGATGGCAGGACTGTGAAGGGTGTTCCACCCCCTGATAAGTGGCTGGCGAACTGGGAGAAGAACCCGGACAATGTAGCAACCGCGAAAGCGAATGCCGGCGTGAAGACGCTCAAGGCGCTGGAGGCTTCCGGGGTGAAGCTGACTCCTGAGCAGCGCGCGATCGTAGCCAGCGGCGGGAAGGTGACTCCAGCGGTCCACACGAACATCAGCATCCTCGAGAACCCAGATGGGTCGGCAAGACTCCCAGCCGGGGCGGCTGGTCAGGCTGGCCCGAGCGAGATCATCGCTCAGAATATGCAGAACAAGCAGGCTTACATCGACTCCCTGACTCGACAGGAAGCAGACACCACTGTGGACGGAGTTCCCGTCAAAGCCGGACTGTATGACAAGAACGGAAGCGCCGTAACGCAGCAGCAATTCAATGACAGGCTGGAGAAGTTCAGGACCGACTTGAACGCCAACCCGGTGATGCGGAAGTCTGGAACGATGGTGGACCCGCAAGGCAACACGGTGACGAACCGCTTCTCGCGCAACCCGCAGAGCGCTCCCCCAGCCGCAGCCCAACCCCAGCAGCCTGTCTATAAGGCCAAGAGTGGTGCTACCGTAACGGTAAACACTCACGTCGTTGTCAATGGCCGTCCAGGGGTCGTGACAGGATTCGACGCGAATGGCAAGCCACAAGTAAACTACGGAGGCGGCTCGGGACCGCCAAACCCTCGGTAGGGAGCGGCCAACCTAAAGCTGCTCCCGCCTCCGTTCTTCATCAGGTTCTAGCCGAGAACCCCGGACTAGCCAAGAACTTCAATCCTAGCGATACCTCTGTCGTGTTCGCCAACGGCCAGCGCGCACAGCGCGGAGCTAAGGAGCGCGGGGAGTTAGAATTCTGGTCGCCGAATGATACGGGAACTGCCGACTTCCCATCGCCAACCCCAGGCAAGACATCTCTAGAAATTTACAGCAACAATCTAAAGAATAATCCGATCGCTTTGAAGCAGGCCGTTTATGGAGACTTGATGCACGGTATGGTCCGCGATCCTTACTGGAACGATCTTCGCAGCCAGTTCATGCAGAGCTTTACGCCCCAAGAACTACAGCGGCAACAGCAGGGTAAGACGTGGTGGGAGGACGTGAACGGCTCTAAAGATCGGAATGGTCCGACGTATGATGCTTATATCAGGGGATGGATCGCCAACGAAGGAGAGGGGAAGAAGGGACAGGCTGAATCAGGAAACACTATGTATTCCCCGCGGCAGATCCAGATTTTGAGCAAAATGCAGAATTACCTGAAGACTGGAAGGGCGCAATAGATGAGGATCAACAATGCCAGATAGCGCAGTCGTCCTACAGCCGGATGAGACTTCACAGGCTCCGGCAGGAGGCGCTAGTCCTGCGCCCGTCTCTCTTGACCCCAGCGAGGTCTCGGGCGGCAATCAGCAGGGCCCGGTCAACCCGTATGCGGTGTCGGTTGGAGCATCTGGACCTCCGGTAGGTATGCGACAGTCCGGCGCTCCGCTTCCCCAAGGAACCCCCGCAGGATCAGTAGCTCCGCTCCCTCAGACAACAGTCCATCCCCCTGTGAGGATGGTGCCTGAGAGCAATAACCCCCTCATGGTGACCAGCGAAGACCCACTTGTCCAGAAGGACTCGGATGATCCTGAAGGTCAAGACGCCGCTTGGAACAGCGCTCCTATGAAGCAGTGGGCTGCAAGCGTTGGACCGACAGGACTGAGCACGACAGATGAACTCCAGGCCGCGCAGGACGTTGGAGGCGTCACAGGCGCGAAGACGGCCGCTTCCGGCGTGGGCAACCTTGTAGGTGCCGCTGCCTCATACGAAGCTTCTGGCGCACCGCAGGCCTCGATGGATAACCGTCCTGTCGACCAAGCCAAACTCGCCCAGGCGAAGAAACAGGCTCTCGTAGGACTCACGCAGACTATTGCTGGCGGCGGGCAGGTTGCTATGGTGCTTGGCGCACCCGAGGTGGGCGCGATCTTCCAGAGGGCTATAGCTGGCGACCTTGCCTCGAAGGTGGCGATGGCAAAGATCGTGGGCTCCGTGGCAACCGGAGCGGCAGCGTCGTCAGTCGGTGGCGGCGTGGCTCACCACTACAACGTGAGTCCTGAGGCCGAAAACTTCGTGCGGACAGCCGGATTCTTTATTCCTAGTGTCCTCGGAGGGTTCCTCGGGATCAAGGAAGGGATGGCCACCGACGCCGCAGGAAACGAAGGCTACTCTGCGACGACTCCAGGGGGCAAGTTCGGTGTCGGGGTGAAGCAGTCGCCAGAGGCTACTGAGGTGCGCGCCGGCGTCAAAGGAGTAGGGTCGGTCGGCGTCAGTATTCCCCGCGGTGGAGCGCCAGAAGCCTCA